GGCCTCGGCGACGACTGCGCTGATCGTGCCCTGCTGTTCTTTGATGAACTTCGCAGCATCTCGAGAGTCGATTGCCGAGACTTGAAAGTTTATCGTCTGATTAACTACCGGCCCGCCGCCTCTCCGGACATTGCTCCGAGCTCCTACGATCTGATGCGGCGATTTGCGAGGGAACGGAATGATGCCGCCCATATTGAGCGTGCCCATCGCCTGACTCTGCGGCGCTGGGATCAGCGAGCCGAACCCCATCGAGCCCGCCATCGTCTGCAGGAAGTCGGAGCCGGGAAACGCGCCGAGCAGCGTCTTAAAGATCGCGTACTGCACACCGAACGCGATCAAGCGGTTCATCATCCGGTCGAGCATCTTGCCTAAGCTGGCGTCGGCGCCTTGGAACGCACTCGTCACCGTGCCGAGGAAGTCCTTCGCGAACGACTGAGCGAACCCGTCGAGCTGGTCGCGGATCGTCTGGATCTTATCTGCGAGCTCATCGACCTCGGTCGAGATCACGTCGCCGGCCGCTGTTCCTGCGGTTGCGAGGGTGTTCATCGCGGCAGTCGCCTTTTGTGCTGCCGGTTCCACGCCGCCCGTGATAACGTCCGCAATGCTCTGAAGCGTCTCGCCCACCACCGTGAACTGATCGACAATCGTTTCGCCCATATCGTCGAAGTTCTTTTTCATATCGGCAGCATTCTGCGCCAATGCTTCCCAGTTGCGAATGAGCAGATTGCCGAGCGCCTTAGTCGCGTCGATCGCGATCTGCCCCATGTTGAAGATCAGCCGAATCAGCGTAATAATCGGCGACGCTGCCAAGCGCATGAGATTGATGAACAGCGACGCCCACGCACTGATGATGCCAGAGTTCTCGGTGATCGCTTCCTTGAGGTCGTCGAACCTGTCTTTGCTACTGGCAAGCCGGTCCAGGATTTGCTTGAACGCCGGCATGAGCGCAGTCGCAATCGCGTCGCGGATCTCTTTGAACTGAGCTGCGAGTCTACGTGCGACGTTTGCAGCCGAGCCCTGGGTGCGATCGAGATCGCCCACCGCTACCCCAGCTCGCTCGCTGATTAATGTCAATGTCGCTGTTGCTTTTTCTTGGGCCGTCAAAGCTTTTGCGACCGTCTTACCACTATCCGCTAAAGCTCGCTGCTGGACGTCTGTTTCCTTTATAACGATGCCCAAGCGTTTCAAGGATTCACGCTCGCCCGTCAATGCTGAGTTGATCGCTAATAAAGTCTCGGCAGTGGGGATGTTGTTGAAACTGGATAAATCACCCGCCAAGGCCGTGATGCTCGTCGCGAACTCGCCGGACGCTTTCTGGCTGAAGCCGAGACCTTGGGCTATTGCTCCTGTCGTCGCGACCAGACCCTGAGCCTCTGTGTTCGTTAGGCCGGCTTTATTCGCGAAGTCGTCCAGGAACCCCTGCACCTGTGACGAAGCCTCGGGACCGAACACTGTGTTGAATTTAGATTGCGTCTCGGCTATAGAGGCCCCTATATCGAAGGCCTTTTTCAGCGCGATGCCGATGCCGGTGACAGCCGCAGCGGCGATGGCGATCTGACCGCCGAACTTTTTCAGCGTGCCGCCGATCTTCGACATCCGGTTCCTGAAGTTCTGGGTGCGGTCGGCCGCTTTCTTCATCGCGCGGTTGAAGCCGCTGGACGATGCGGTCAGAACGACCTTGAGCTGAGACAGAATCACTTGCGAGCCCTCATGCGTTGCTCTACTCGAGCAGCCATCTCAGCTTGCTCGGCTTCGTCCGCTTTGACGCGAGCTCGAGCACACCATTCGGCGAACTCGCCCGAGCTCATGCGCTGCTGCAGCTCACGCACTGGCACTCCTAGAAGTTCGGCGAGGTCGAACCAGGCGGCTCTTTCTCCTCGCTGCCTGTGTTTCCCTCGAGAGCCTCGACGTCGGTGTCGGTTATTCCTGAGAGCGAGCACGAGACCTCGAAGCAGCGGTTCAGTGCTGCGGCCGATTTGCCGCCGAGATCGTGCGCTTCGGCCTGAGTGAATAGCCGGTCGCCGTTCTCGTCGATTGCGCTCATGCTAACGAGGCGAGCTCGGAGGTTGGTCATCTTGATGTCTCTCGTTTTTTTATCAAGCGACCCTTCCTCGAACGCGTCACGTTCACGGCCAGTTAGTTCTCGAATCAGAACGGTCCCCTTCCACTCGGGCACCTCGACTTCTTTAGTCGTTAGATCATCTGCTGCCAGAATCGCTTCTTTTGTTAACGTCATGCTGCCGTCCTATCTGAAGGGGAGGGTGTTGGTGCTGCATTAGGTGCCTCTAGTCAGCGCTGAAGTCGGCGCGAACGTGGCTGTCGCCATTGCTTGATCGCCTACTGAGCCCGCGATCGGGTTGTAACTTTCAAGCACACACGAGCAGTTGTAATTTGGATTCGTACCGCTCGCCGCCGCGTCCGCGTCGGGCCGGATCGCTACCGGAAAAGCCGCCTGACTGATCGACAGCAGCGGCCCGATTGTCTGATCTACCTTGCTCGCGGCATAGTCTTGAAGGAACTCAACTGTGATGCTCGCGCCGAGCAATCCGGATGCGTTTGACTGGAATGTGTCACCCATAGCGGTGTCGTCTTGCATAGCTTGCGAAGCGTCGATGGTGACGCTGCGGACGCTCGAACTCAGATCGACCGAATTGATGGTGACGCTTGCGTTGTAAAGGACGAACGAGGCCATGCTAGTCTCCTATCTGCCGATGGCGAGAGAGATGGTAAAGTCGAAGCTGCCGCTGATCGTGAATGAGCAGCGCCAGTATGTGTCTGTGACTGCGCCGGCCAGAGATTTGATCTCTGAACCGATCGCGCTGAACTGGGTGTGCGTGATGCGAGTTGTGGGGCTCGAGAAGCCGCTCGAGTCGTCGGACTGAATCACGCAGTCGAGCGTGCCCGCGCTGTTGACCGTGTACACGTGCAGCGCCGAGTAGATCGTTTGTGATGCGGTCGCAGCTCCGAGATTGTTCGCGGTGCTCGCAGAGCTGGATGCGTAAGTAGCCGGCGCGACCAGCACTTCGCCGGTGTGCAGTTTTTCGTTCGTGCTCTCGCCGCTCAATCGGAACGAGAGCATCTCGCCGACTGTGCCGCCGGCGATTGGATTGTATTCGCTGGTCGTGAGCTTAGTGAACAAAGCGGCGGAACCTATCGACAGCTCTTGAGGCATCACGGTCACGACCGTGTCGCTAGTCCCTAGGGAACTAAACAACGCCGAATCGGTCGCGCTCTGCCAAAAGCCCTCCCCTTCGAGAGAGACAGACGAAAGGCCCGCCGCAGAGCTCACAAAAGTGTCCCCGTAGACTGTGTCGTCCTGCATGCTCGAGCTCGCAGTCAAGCCGACAGCATTGAAGCTCGAGGCCAAACTGTAGCCCCCCCAAAATAGGCCGAGGTTGGTTTGTACGAATGTCGCCATTTAACTCTCCAGATAGCTCACTTGGAAGTCTTTTGAAACTTCGACGAGATCGGCCGACATCACGAAGTCCTCGAACGAGCCGTCGGGCCAACAGCCCTGCACGACCGGGGTCGTGGTGCTGTCCGCGTAGTACCCGATCGCGACCTTCACTTGAGCAGCCACGGCCCGAGCGTTCTCTGGCGTGTCTGCCTGACAGCTAAAGCGGAACCTCGCGGTGACGTTGCCCGGATCACTTACCATCGCCAGTGGCGTCACTTCGGACAGCCTCTCAAATACGACCAGAGGCAGCGATGCGTCCGCTGGCCGGCGGATGGGATAGCAGCGCGTGCTGACGAGCGCTGTGAGGCCCGACGTCGCTTGTAGGCGGCTGTAGATGACGTCCTCGATCTGGTCAGCCAAGGCGTCTCACCTTCGTCACGATGGCGTCGGATAGCTTCTGCTTGATCGCTCGAGTCGCCTGTTCTTTTTTCGCGTCGTATGCAGGGATGAGAAACGGCTGAGCTGGTGCGCTGCCCGTGCGGCCGCCGTCTTTCCTGACCCGTTCCTTCGTGCCCTTCTCGACCATGATGCCATAGAACGCCGTCGAGCGGCTCGACCTACCCTTACGCCACGACACTGCGACCTCGGGCACCCCGAACTTCATCGGCATCGCCTTCGACACGATCGCTTGCTGTAGCGCTCCTCCCCCAGGTCTGCGCGGTGCGCGGCTGCGAGCTTCGTTCCGAATAATGTTCGCTCCGGAGAACAGGCTGCCTTCGGTGATTTTCGGCCTGAGTCCTTTGGCGAGCTGCTTCAGCTTTAGCATCAGCTCCTCGTCGCCTTCGAGCTTGATCTCTACAGCGGCCGCCATCAGTCGAGCACCCCCGTCCCTGTAGTGCACAGAAACTCGAGCCACCGATTCTGGAGGTCGACGTTCACGAGGGACACGATGTCGTAGATCGTGTCGCCGTTCTTGATGCGCCAGCGATCGCCGTCGCTCGCGTCCTTGATGATCGTGTCGTAGTGGCAGCGGATGCGTAGCGGCTGCGAGCCGAGCACGCTGAACGCGCTCCAGTATTCGCGGCCCTGCAGCGGCACGACTTCGCCGTAGCGTTCGCCTTTATCGGTCCAGTTGGCGGTCTCGAAGCCGTCGGTATCCTTCGTTCTCGAGTCGTACTGGAACATCAGCTTCGTCCTAAGACGTGAAGCAGCCGTCGCCATTAGTAGCGCACGAACCGTTCGGAGTCGATCAACCTCGAGACGCTCAGCGGGAGCTCGCTCGCGATGGTGCCGGTCACCACTGGTTGTGGCTGCTCGAACCACATCGCCGCGGTCATTGTGACGGCAGCTTGAATCGTCGTGGGCACGTCATCTTGATCTGCTCCGTAGCCGGCCTGGTACTGTATCTCGATCGGGTTGACGCCGCGATCCATTAGAGACGGCCACGTGGCGTCCTCGTTCAGAGCAATCAGCCCTGGCTCACCGTTAGTCGCGACCGTGTAGCTCGAGCTCGAGAACGTGTCGAGCGTCTCGGTCGCGTCGCCCCAATACTTGATCGAGTCGACCGCGATCAGTGGCGGATACGGTAGCTGGATGATCCGACCAGGCCAGCGCTCCAGGTAGAGCGTGTAGGTCGTAGTCGTCAGAGCTCGACCGAGGTCGGAGCTCACCGCGCCGGCCGCGCTCAGTATGAGCTCGCTCAGCGTACCGTCGAAGTCTCGAACATTGTCGAGCCCTAGCGAGCGCTTAACCCTGTTCAGTGACACCGGCTCCGTCACCGGAGCGGTCGTCGTGACGATGCGCTCCCACGGCGTCTGGTTCATCAGCTTAACGCATCGACTAGGTCGCTTTTCAAGATGCGGCCGTTCTTACCACTGCCGCTCTCGAGTTCGATGCCGCGGCGCTCGAGCTCTGCCTCGAGCTCGCCTCTGCTCATCTTTGCGACGGGCTTAGCGGACTCGGGTGTCTCGATCGCTGGTGCGACCGCTACCTCGTGCTCGCCGAACGTCGCTCGCTCAGCTTGACCGGTAGAGATCATGGCCTCTGCCAGATCGTCCCGTTCCACATATACCTGTCCCTCGAGCGACCCATCGAGCCGCCTTATCGCTATGCCCATCCTGCGCTCCTGTTCTAGCGGAAGTTGGCGAGGGGACCGCAGCCCCCTCGCCTGTTACTCCGTCAGCTCATGCTTACGCGATGGCTGTGGGTGCCTCTACCTCTGCGTAGCGGGCACCCGATAACACGATTCCGATGCTGCAAAAAGTCGCGGCTCCGGGATCTGTCATGTGAATCGTGACCCACTCCGACCCGTCACTGAGATCCTCTGCGTCGATCTCGATGATGTAGAACACACCATCGTTCGTGGACGTCGCGAATCCCGACGCAGTGGCGTCGGTTCTAGCGCCCGTAGTGTCTCCGGCTGCCGTCTCCTCTGCGTAGTAGCTGAACGCGATCGCTGTCGCTCCGGAACCACTGGCATCAGTCGATTCTTTGACCGTTACCGTGGACGCTGCACCGGTCACACCTAGTGATATCAGCACAGACGCATGCGTGTAGTTCTTCATGGAAAACGCATCGCTGGTCTGAGCCCCTGCGTCGATGTCGACTGGAGCCACACCGAGCACGTAATGCCCCTGTCCCTCTCCGATTGAAAAGCCGTTTGCTGCACTCATAATTGTCTAGCTCCTCGTTGCTAAGTCGATGAAAGGACTCTGCGTCGTTGACCCGTTTTTTGGCGTCAATGCTGAGTTCCAGGCCGGTTGGCCATCGCAGCGATAGAGCCACCTGAAGGTGGTCTCATTGTATAGAAATCTTACACTAATTGAGCTATCGGATCGGACTGCGCCCTTGTCGATCAGGGTGTACTGACCCAGGTCGCAGAGCATGATATCGCCGACTGTTCCCAATGTAGCCGCGTGCTCGGTCGCGATGACCGGCCTATTGAACAACCGCTGATAAGGACTGTCTGAGAGCCCTAATGGCGGCATGTAAATGCTGTTCGATCCGGCATCCACCATCGCCATCAATTGCTGCTCTGTATCGGTATTGATTAACCAAATTGCATTTGCGCGGTTCGGTGCATAGAGTCGGGACCACATCTTCTCGACATTCGCCGCGACGATCGTTGTCGCAGTCTGTCCTGACTCCTTCGCCTGTGTGACGTTGCACGCCGCTTCTCTGTAGCCTAAAGGCTGGCCTGAGCCAGATCCGGAGACTATGGCTTGCTCCACCTTGAAGCTGATTTCTTGAGGCATGATCGTCGAGACCAGGCCCTCCAGAGCAGTAGCATCGCTTAAGACCTGCTCGGTCGCGTAAAAGAGAGCAGTGAGGCTGTTGAGCTTCAATTCCTGCTGGGCAAAGGTCGGCTCTGACGAGGTCAATGCTGCGGCCTCACCGGTCCAGTAGCTTCTGCACCCGCCCCACCTAGATCCATCAGCCCGTGAACTCTCGTCCACCATATTCAGCGTGAGCCCGTTCGAGCCCTCGCCGATCGGGATGCGATTAACTCGAGAGGCGATCTCGCCGGTCGAGTAGGTTTTCTGAATTATCGAATCAGAGAAGTCCTTCTGCACGAGGAAGCCACCCTTACTGGCGACGCTCTCACTCGCACCTGACTGTCGGATCTCGGTGTTTTCTGGGTTCCCACCGCGCTCGTTGAGCCAGAGCAATCTCTTATCGATGTTCTCCCAGCGGCTCTCCGGATGCGAAGCGTTAGCGATGGCGACAAGCTGCTCGCCTATGTGCCGGAAGCCTCTCTCGGAAGCTCGGTCCTTAATCACGGCGACCTCGATCGACTCGCTCTCGCGGGTCTGCTCGGGATCGGTCGCAGCTACCGGCCCGACGCTCGGCGTCGCTGGCTCGGCTAGTCCTGCAGATACCACCGCGAGCTGGTCGGCCCGCTTGATCGTAGCCAGCGCACTCTCGAGCTCGGAGAACTTCGAGTCATATTGACCCTGCTCCTCGGCTGTGAGTGAGCGGCCCTCTGCCTCTGCGCCCGCTAAGAGCTGTTCGCACTCTTGCTTGAGCTCGCGAGCTTTCTGGCGAGTATCCATTTGTGCCCTCTGGTTGGGTGAACCAGGGGGCGCTGCCTCGCTGGCCCACGTTCACTTCGTGGTCCGATGAGGCAGCCGCGCTCGAGCAAGCGTCACGCGCCGCTTCTGAAGTCGTCGAGGTTGTCTGACCCGTCCGGTCCCTCGGCGCTTCCTTGTAACTGCGGCCAACCTATAACATCACGCTACCCGAGGTCCAGTGTCACGAGACGAAGTCGATCGCGCTGCGTCGACACGTCCGGACTCGAGCGATCCCACGGTGCCTCCTCTCCGAATGCGCGGTAGTGCGCGGCGAGGTGAGCTCGCACTGCGCCCATCGCTGAGTCTGGCAGATCAGTCTGATCTAATCGGGCCGCTGCAGCCGTTAGGCCGCGCCAGACGACCTTGCCGTCTGATGCCCGATGATGCGGTAGGGAGAGCGACGTGAACGTCTCAGGCGGCATCGTAGGGCTCCACGTGAAATGGCCCGCGATGTCATCTCGTTCGGAGTCGCTGAGCTCCGACCACTCCGAGCTCGTGAACTCCTCGAGCCTCGGCTTCCCCCACTCGGTGCGACGGTCCTCGTCGACCTCGGTCGAGATGTTGTCGGGCACGACGCGGATGCTGACGCCGGCAGCTTGAGCTGAGCGCACGGCGACCTTCGTCGCGTTGTACGCCGGCCACGTGACCGGAGAGATCTCGCGCAGATTGATCGAGGTCAGCGTGCGCCGTGGCACAGGCTTCCGCTCGGTCTCCCAGCTATCGGTCTCGGTCAGGAAGCCGAATGACATTGCACCCACGACCCCCCTCGACAACAGATCGAGCTGGCGGTCTGTGAAGTCGCTCGCTGCAGCCTCGAACCATAGGCCCGAGCTCCTGAGCTCGAGCTTGAGGCCGGTCGATTCGCGAGTGATCGGCTGAGCTGCGTCATGCTGCCAGAGCATCACGACGTCGCTGCCATCGAGGCTGATCGCTTTACTGTCGACGCGCTCGATGAAGCCACCTAGATCCTGCGAGTTCCGATTGAACGGCACCGCCATCCCGCGGATCGTGCGCCCCTCGGACGTCTCTCTGACCTCGATCTCCTCGAGGCTGTAATCTCTGCGTTCGATGTCCATGCTACCCTCCTGGGCTGATAAAGCAGTCGCAGCCGCTGTGGAGCGGCGGATGTCCGATGGTCCTACGTGGCACGAGATCGCCGGCGTCCGACTGTACGGTCTGACCCGACTGCACGAACGCCGTCTGGATGCCTACAGTGGCGCCCGAGAGCTTCCGGCAGAACGGACAAGTCTCGAGGCCCGTCGTCACCCAGCGGAGCGTGAGAACGCCGGCGGCGATGTAGGCGAACTTAGCGAACGCGCCGTTGCCCTCGGTGGTGTTACGGCGAGCGACCTTCTCGGCTCGATTGTCGAGCCACTCCGCGAGTCGGATCTCGAGCTCGTTGATGATCTCGTCGAAGTGGGTCGCGCTGATGATCGACTGAAGCTGTTGTCTCGAGTTCATCGCGTGGTGGCGACTCGCGGTGGCACAGTATTCTCTGATGAACTCCTCGAGCTCGTCGGTGAACTCTGGGGGATAGCCGACCTCGATCGACGCCTGGGTGTAGATCTGGCGAGCATACGAGCGCATGACCGGCAACATCGCCTCGGCGATCGTGTCGGTGAAAGGGCCGTGATAGAACTCCTCGAGCTCGGTGAATAACCCGTCCGAACCTCGGAGCTCATGACCATCGGCTGCGCGGAGCTGGCGCTTCATCATGCGCCGCACGGTTTTCACTTCGCGCTTGATGAGCCGCTCGGCCGCGTTACGAATGAGCGGCCGCGTAGCGTCTGCGATGCGCTTGCGATCTGCGATGCTCCGAAGCGCTAGATGCCCCATATCATCGGGCACCTCGAAGCCGTGGCTCCTGAGCTCCTTAGCGAGCTTCCTCGAGGCTTCTGCTTCGCCGGCTGGCCCAGCTTCGGCCACACCGACCGGAGCAATGTTGAGCGGCATCCAATGCGTCGAACCAGCACGCTCGGACTCGAGCGGGTTGAGGTTCTCGCGAGCTCGCCATTCGTCAATCGTGAGCGCTCCCGCGTGCAGCATGATCTGGTTCGCCTGAGCTCGAGCCATCGTGTCGGGCCGCAGCAGCGCGTCCATCAGAAACTCGGCGAACGTGCCGGCCTCGACGAAGCGCTCGAGGATCGAGTTCCGGATCGCTTGCTCCCAGCGTATCGCCCACGGCCGGATGCAGTTGGTCGCAAAAGACCGATTTTGTTCTGTCACATTCGAGAACGTTGCCCTCTCGAGGACTTGTAATAAATGAGGCGGACAGTTGAAAAGGCGAGCTATCTCCTCGCAGCTATAGCGCCGGAACTCGAGCGCTTGAGCTTCCTCCGGATTAGCGGACATGGCTGTGAAACTCAGGCCCTCCTCGAGCAGCGCGACCGAGTTCTGCTTGCTGCCGGCGTGCGCCGATTGCCACGACTTGCGGATGTTGTCGCGGCTCTCGGGCTTGAGCTTGCCCGGATGACTCAAGATCCCCGAGGGCGTTGCCGAGTTCTGATAGAATCGCAGCCCGTAGTTCTCGGCCGCTTGGTTCATCGCGACAGCTCCTGCGCCGATGGTGATGGGGCTGTACCCGATGAGCCCGTCCGAGCTCAGGCCGCGCACGTGCAGAATCTGCTCCGCACTGAACACTCGAGGCTGACCCGCGCCCTCGGTGTAGTGGTACTCGATCGTGCCGTCGCTGAGCACCTTCAGCTTCATCTTGTCGGGATGCAGCGGGACGATCGCAGTGAGCTCGTCAGCCCGATTGACCTCGAGGCGGCTGAAGGAGTTACCCCGAAGCAGTAGATGGCCGGTCGACATGGCGAAGTAGTCCATCGCACTCTGCCAGGAATTAGGCTGCCAGCGCAGCATGTTATACAGCGGCAGATCCCGAGCTCGCTCCTTAGCACCGCTCATCGTAGCGCCAGTGCCCCCGTCGTCGAGTTCGCGGTACAAGATGCACGGCATCGAGCCGATCGTGTTCGAGATCAGGT